TTACAGAGGGAGTTTTAGGATCTGCTTTTGCTGGTACAAAACCTGGAACACCTGGTGGAGATATTGGTGGGGCAAAACCTGGCACTCCTCAAGGAGATTTAAAAGAGTTTTATGAGTCATTAGGCTTTAATTTTCTTACAGACAGTCCAACTCAACAAGGAAGACCTAGACAAGATTTAACTGATGATGCAGACACTATGTTTCCAGATATTCCAGCTTTTGCATCATTAGAGGCACTTCAGGGTGCAGATAAAAACGATGCATTTATTGGGGGAAGCGAGACTTCTGAAGTTTACGAAGTCGTTGGTGAAAGAAGTACAGATGCATCAAAACTTAGAAAAGTTGTAATACGTGATGCAGAAGGAGAACTGGTTAACATAAGGGCTTCTATTGAGTCAAATGGTGAGATACTATATGACCAAAAATATGCTGAAAAGATATTTAATATCTCAAATTCTAATAAATAGATTCACACACGCATAATTAGGTTATGTAAAAGAATTTAGATATTAGGAGATACCACATGGCAGAGCAGACATTTAAGTCTCCAGGCTTCTTTGAACGTGAAATCGAAATCATCAAAAGGCCTGTTGTTTCAAATAGTGCAACACCAGTTGGTCTTGTAGGTCCTGCAAAAAAGGGACCTGCGTTTGTACCGACAACAGTATATAGTCAAGACGAATTTATTCGCATTTTTGGAGAACCAGATCGCAGAATGCTTAGCGGCCACGCAGCAGCAGAATTCTTCCGCAACAGCGGTCAAGCTTTAACCTTTTGTAGAACACTTGGCTCAGGTCACTGGAATGGCTCTAAGATTGAAAAAGCAGGATTTAAGCTCACACACACCGACGGAGGTGAAGGCAACGTCGGTGCAGGAAAACTTAAGGGTGCAGTTCATTTTATTGCTGCAAAACACAAAGTAGCCAATTCAGAGTTTCTTAGTCTAGGCCTATTCAGTGATAATGATTCACATAGCATAGACATTGACAGCGACCGCGCTAATGGTTTAGCAGGCGATGAAAATCAATTGATTACGCTTATTAGAGCAATGATCTTTACACATAAAGATTACACAGTTAAAATTGATGCTTATGATCAAGATAACTTTACAATCGACAAGACAGATGCACATATTGACGGGACTTTTAAGCTCAGGTTTACAAACGGAACTGACAATGTGGACAAAATAGTTTCTTTAAACCCAGATAGAGACGATTATATCTCAAAGGTTTTGAACACAGATGCACTTTCTTTAGATAGTGAAAAGCATTACCTATATGCACATTTTGCTGTTGATGATGTTGTTGCATCACCTGTGGGCAAAGCAACTGCAGTTCTTCACGGTACCACAGGCGCAGGTGGCTACTCAAATAAGTTTGGAGACTTCTCGAGCTCGTTTATTGCTCCTGAAACTCCGAGTTTTATCTCGCAACCTTTTGGTACAAAGGAGTATGATCTTTTTCACTTTGAGTCGCTTGATGATGGTGCATACGCTAGTGATAAGTACAAGGTATCTATTTCTAATTTGCGCGCTTCAACAGACCCTACAGATAAGTTTGGAACATTTAGTATTGCAATAAGAGACTTAAGAGATTCAGATGAATCGCCTGTTGTTTACGAGTCTTACAATAATTGCTCACTTAATCCAGATGCAGAAAACTTTATTGGTCGTGTTATTGGTGATCAAAAAGTTTATTACTCATACAAGAACAGCGATGATAACGAAAAGAGACTTGTAAGAGAAGGTGCTTTCGCAAACGTTTCAACACGAATTCGTGTCGTTGTATCTGACGATGTTATGTTAGGTGAAGTACCTGAGACTGCACTTCCTTTTGGATTTAGAGGTGTTGAGGCACTTCGTACAAACGTTGATGCAACTGGATTAGCTGGCAACGACACAAAACTAACCGGTGTTGGGGGCAATACACTTACAGGAACAAATCTAGATCACTCTGTTCTTCCTCCTTTACCTTATAGATTTAAGGTTACAAAGGGTTCAATTAAAACTGGATCTAGCTTTAATCAAACATTTACTGGCGAAGCTAGTGCAAACGAATCTGTTGATTTAAATCTTCACTGGGGCTTGACTTCTCGTAGAGTTAAAGATATTGACAATCCAAACGGTGGAACTTATGAATTCAACGAGCTTTTAGCTAACTACTTAAAGTTTATGGGTAATGACTCTGATGTCAAAACGTCAGGTTCACTTTCAGATTCACATAACAATAACAAGTTCTCTTTGTCAAAGGTCTCTCTTAATAAAGCTGACATGGCTAGCGTATCTGGCACAATTAACGATGTGTTTAAGGATGCAGTTTACATTAGAAATGCCGACCCTAGTTCATCAATTTATGATGCAGCAACACATACAATTAACATGACTGCACAAGAAGATAGCCTGGCAGGTACTTTTGACAATCTCACCGCCGCAGAAAAAGCTGTAACTGTTACGTTGGCCAAGCTTCTAGCAGAAGATCCTGTTAAGTTTAATAAATACAGTTTAGCAGCTAAGTTTACTGCACCTTTCTCAGGCGGTTTTGATGGTCTAAACATCTTTGACAGTGACTCTTACTACATGACTGACAAAGGTTCAGCAATCGCTGAAGGTGGTAAAGCTTCAAGCGACGGCTTCTTAAGTGCAATAAAAGGAACAGCAAATACTACAATTAGTGGTACTGTAGCAAAAGAAGCTTTGATGCAAGGTTTTGAGAATACAAACAATGTTGTTGCTTCTTTCAAGAATGCAATTAGACTCATGACAGACGGTATGGTTGTTAATCATAACGTTCTTGTAGTTCCTGGCATTCGTGATGCATTCATAACAGATTTTGCAAAGCAGAGAGTTGAAGAATACGGAAAAGCAATCTACTTGATGGATATACCTTATTACGACAAAAACGCTACAAGAACATTTGTTAGTGAAAAGGGCGTAGCTTCAGCACGTGCAGACGTTGAAGAGACTTCATCTAGATTTGATTTGAGAGAGATTAACTCTAGCTATGTTGCAACATACTTCCCGGATTCTTTGGTTTTGGATAGTAGTGATCCAGACGATGCTGCAATTGATAGTCGTAGATCAATTAGAGTTCCAAGTTCTATTGTTGCTTTAGGTGCACTAGCAAAGACTGATAGTATCTCATCACCCTGGTTTGCTCCTGCTGGATTTTCTCGTGGAGCCCTAGATACAATTACATCTACATGTGTAAGATTAAATGCAGCAGATCGTGATACACTCTATGAGGCTAGAATTAATCCTATTGCAAACTTCCCAAATAAGCAGTTTGTTATCTTTGGTCAAAAGACTTCACAGCTGGCAAGAACTGCTCTTGATAGAGTAAACGTTCGAAGACTAGTTCTCGAGGTCAAGCGACAAATTGAAAGAACAGCGCAAGGTTTGCTTTTCGAGCAGAACAATTCGGCTACTAGAAACAGATTTGTAAGTGCTGCTGCAAATAGTTTGTCGACAATTCGTGCAGGAAAGGGAATTGAAGATTTCCGAGTAATCATGGATGATACAAACAATACTGCAGAAGATGTTGATAACAATCGATTGAATGGTCGAATCGTTATCGTTCCAACAAGAGCAATTGAGTTTGTTGCGATTGATTTCGTGATTACCAATGCAGGCGTTGAGTTTCCCTAATATATAGAATTAAGATTTAAGAATAGGAGATAATAGATATGGCTGGACAAGGCTCAGCAAGAGTATCACTCAAAGAAATAGATTTATCCCGAGTCAGAGAACCCGAAGTGCTCCCTGAAGGTGTTCCAGCTGCTGTTGTTGGGCCTGCAAAGCGCGGTCCTGCTTTCGTTCCAAAGACATTTGCGAACATGCAGCAGTTTGGTGAAGTCTTCGGTTCAATGCAAGAAAGAAGTAAAGAGAGCAATGCAAATCGCTTTGGACCTCTCGCACTAAACGAATGGATGCGCAATGCTCAAGCAGGCACATTCCTCAGAGTCCTCGGTGTTGGTGACAGTGAAGGCAGAATGAACAGTGACAAAACTGTTGCTGGTGCAGGTTTTGTTGTCGGTGACAAGATCACACACGATGAAAACAACGATCTTCAAGAAAACTTGGATGCATTAATTAACAATGGAAACGAG